CCTCAGTGCTCTGTTAGTCATCTCAGAACCACTGTAGTCTAGCTTAACATCATCTGTGAGTGCTAGTTCTCTGGTGTAAGGATTACCTGCTTGATCATAGTCTGCCTGTCCTATCAAGTCTCTAGCTATCGCACCTGGCATCGTAAACGTAGCAAAGAAATCTCCAAATCTTTTTTCTAAATCTGGTGTGACTTTTCCTTTTTGAACGGCTGACATTATATCTATAGGAATACCAAGATCAAAAGAAAATTCTGGTATGCCACCAAAGACATCTTGAGCATCTTTCTGTAATTTTTCTAAATCTTCAAAAGATGTTGGAAGACCATTCTCATATCTCCAGGCTTGATCACCTAGATACATATGGAACATGGCAGCACCCAATAAGGGTTTAAGATCCTCTTGTGCTCCTAGCTCATTCTTTATTGATCCGTAATCAACCTCACCATCTCTATCTTTAGCTATCTGATACCCTGCAAACAACATCATAGCTCCAGTGGTTTGCCTAGCAGACCTGGTTGCATCCCATGTTCTAAGATCTATCATACTCCTTACACTGGGAGTATCTCCTGGACCATGTGTAAGTTTAGAACGGTGTAATATCTCACCAACTAGAGGAGCATAATCAGACACCATCTGTAAGTGATTACCTAAGTATCTTGGAAATGGAATACCCATACCTGCTGATATTAAAAAAGGAGCCTTTCTATTTAAGTTTACTAACCCTCTTGTTGTGCTTGCTAGTACAGAGTCAGCACCTCTAAAGTCTCTCTGCATGGTAAGTCTGTTTGCTTCATCAACAGCAAGGTTTAGATCTATTCCTTCTGGTAGGTCTTCTAACTTAGTGTTAGATCTTAACCAGTCAGACATCGACATACCCTTGTCTCTAAACTGTCTATCTAAATTTCCGTAAAATATACCCTCTTTAAAAACAGAATCAGAGAGAGTGTTAGCCATGTTCACGAATCTACCTATCTTGGCTAAAGCTCCACTGCTTTCCATACCAACCTCAATCCTCATGGCTTGGTTATACAAGCGCATAGACTGCTCTGGCATTTCCTCTAACATAATCTGTCTTAGTATCTTTGCTTCTGTATTGTTAAAAGAAAGACCTCTAATAACTGATGTCATGTTAGGTATAAAAGTTTTTATTTGAGATGCGTCACCAGTAAGTCCTTTGTAGATAGCCTTGTTAACTTGGTCTACCATATCTGTTCCAATGAGGATACCTACGTTGGTCAAGTTACGCATTGTAGTGGCAGGTTGAGAAGTCATAAAAGATATTCTCATGGTGTCTAAATCCTGCAAGAACTTGTAAACACCACCCTTAGAATTTCTAACTGCTGCTGCAGATATTTCCTGTGCATCTTGACTGCTGATAGATGAAGCACCCTTAGAAAACAGAACATCTATATCAGATGCTTTATCCATATCTATCTTAGCACCACGTTTTATGGCACTTTGAAACCCTAGTGTTTGACCTGCTCTTGATACCTCAGATAAATAGATCATAGAGAACTCATCTTTGGAAAGACCATACTTATCTTTTACATCCTTGAGTATTGTAAATACTTCCTGGCCTTCTCCATCTCTCAACTTGTTAGCTATAGCTTCAGTAATCCTGATGTCACCACTCTTTGTATCTAGCTTCAACTCTCTCATGAGGTCTATACTAGCAGCAGCAATACTTCTCATTGTTTGCACTGAAAGACCAGAACTAAACTCTGGGTTTGCTTTTGGATCTGACATTGCGTTGAGGATAGCTCTACCCTTGGCTACACGTTCAGGATCTAATCTGGCTTTTATCTTAGCACCTTTTACTCCTGCACGAGCAGACAGTATATCTTCTACATCAGCTACAATATTCATAGCTTGTTTCTTCTCAGCATCTGAAGCAGCTTTTATAGCCCCAAGAGATTTTTTAGCAGCCTCTTCTGCTTGTTGTTTAAATGTAGTGTTTCTCTCCAACATTACATCGTCTACTTTTTTAGCTCTACCTCTACCCACAACACCAGAGATGTAACCTGTGGCTGCACCAAAAGTTCCTTCAGTTACAGCACCCACAGTAGAGTCAAAGATTAAATCTTTTGTTGTGTATTCTGGACCTACCCCAAGTTCTTCTCTAGTTTCACCTTGTTGTTTACCCTGAAACCCAGAGACAGCAGCACCAGTTACTGCACCTGTACCTGCATCTTTTACAGACTGCCTTGCAATAGAAGACTTAACTACATTCTTTTTTAGAGTTTCTTTCAGACCTGCTCTGACAGCTAACTGAACACCTTTAGATGCTACTTTAGCCCCAACTTTTCCAAGACCAAAACTAGCAAACCCCAAGTAAGTAGATGGTGCAGTAATAACACCCTCTGCAAAGTCTCCAAGACCATCAAAAAAACCTGTACCTGCGTCTTTAGAATTATCCCACGCCTGGGTTAGTCTACCAAAAGCTTGTTTACCCTTGTAGCTGAAGTCTTTGTTGCGAACATAGTTTAAATCTTTTGTGGCGGTAACTTCGTTGACTGATTGTGCTCTCATGTGTTCTATAAAATCTTTAGTAAGATTTTCAAAACCCATTTCTTTTATTTGGTCTTTAGTATATTTATATCTACCACCACTAAAAAATCTAACTAAGTCTCTTTTGAAATCGTCATCCTCAACGAGATCAATAAAACTAGAGTCAGGCGCTTTTTGTACGTAAGTGCTCATTTAAATTTCTATCTCTTCATTAATAATTGTTTCTTCAGTAGTGTCAGGAGATAAAGGCATTGGTCCTTGAAGAGGAAGAATCTCAAATGTTTTAAAGTTTTCTGCAATTTGTCTCAGACTTAGTTGAGGATCTTCAGTCAGAGTATCTACTCTGTTAAAAATATCTTTAATAACTTCAGCCCCACTTCTTGACTTTAATGGTTCAGACATTTCACTGATGTAAAAATCCACTGCGTTGTTTAAAATTTCACCTGCAGCATCTGGGTTTGTATATTGTAATTGACCAGTGTTAGGATTTGTTGTTGTTTCAAGTTGTGTTTTTAAGTTAGCATCTATCAATTCTCTAGCTGCTTTTATATCTGCAGGATCGTAGTCTATTAAAGCTCTTTTGTTAATATCAAAGACACTTATGTTTGGAGCTACTGCACTAGTAGTCTGAGGTGTTTTCATAAATGCAGATATGGCTTCATCATATTCATCAAGTGATGTAGCATGTATGGCTTCTACTAGTTTATCAGAGCTAGGGTCTTCTGCTGCTCCTAAACTAAAAGCGTACTTCATAGCTGCACCTAGTTTTTCTTCAGGTACACTTTCTACAAGAACCTCACTAAATCTTGTTAGCCCTGTTTTGTTTATCTTTTTATCGGGATCTTCAGACTCTTCTATCTTTTTCAAATAAGATACAGTGCTCTGTAGCTGACCAGTAGAATATAATATTGCTGAAGCTTCCTCAGTAAGACCAAGGTCTGTTGCTTGATTTAAAAGCTTTGCTCTTTCTGCTCTAGCTTCTTTTAGTTTAGCTCTTTCTTCAAAACCTGCTTTCAACATATAGTCTTGAAGCATACCCTGTTTTGCTTTTAGGTACTCTCTATTTTCTTTCATGGTATCTGCTAGATTACCAAAGAAAGCACCTGCCATTACTGATCCTGTTACCATCTATACTACCTCGCCATCAAACCTTTAGGTTTTTCTTCTGTTGTTTCTTCTACTGGTTCTTCCTGCATAGACTCAGAAGCTTCTTTTAAAACTTCGTAACCCTTGTCCATCTCTGCTTCAGGTGTTGCTTCAACTGCATCTGCAAATATAGAAACACGTTCAGCCATACTTGGTTTATCAGGCTCAAACATTTCTTTGTATTCGATACCTGCCATATCAGCAGCTTTCATAATAAAGTCTCTGACAATAGGTTCAATGATAAGACTTACGTCTATGGTGTGGATACCTGAAGCCACTGCCCCTGACATCATTGCCTCAGAAAGTGTTTTAGCAGGGACTCCAAACTCAAGGGCATCCAACACGTTGTCTATAACGTCCTCTTCTGAAACCCTATCTATGTGATATTTTACAGCATCGTTAGGGTCTGCTATTTCTGCAGGTCTTTCCCAAGGATAGTTCTTAGGTGTGTCTGTTAAAGACTGTCCTGGTATCGCTGCTCTAAGTGCCTCTGACATATTTTAAGCTCCACGAATCTCGTTAATAATTTCATCTAATTCTTTATCACTAAGTCTTTCAAAACCTTGCCACTCATTTCTCATTTCTTTTCTTGCTTTAGACATGGAATAAGATGGTTTTACTCTTCTTTCTGCTAGGTATATTGCTATCTTATCTTGAGTGTTTTCATTAAACAAAGTATCATCATCTATACCTATTTTTTCTAAAATATTTCTGTCTTTTAAATCTCTAATAGTAGCACCTACCATTTGATATTTTCCAATGGCTGTAGTGTCTTTACCTTTTGCAAGATTAAACTTATGAAATTTACCATTCTTTTCTACTAGTTTAAATATGTCTTTCATAGGCATAGTAGTTATATCTACATCTTTAAAAGGTGTATTTTTTTCTTGAGCATTTCCAAAAAGAGTTCTGTAACTTTCTGCCTCCACATCAGATAAAGCTTCTCTAAATTTAGATCCTTGAAAAATAAAAGATGGAAGATTTTCACTGGCTGCTCTGTTTTGGTCTAGCTCTTTACTTCTATTATCCTGATCTTCTTTAGAATCAAAGGCAGCATTTATGTCAATACCTTTGTAATAATCAGGAACACCACCAGATAAACTAGCTCTAGTTTCTTTTAACTCAGGAGATTCATTTTCACTAGCAAAAACCTCTCCTAGTATCTGCCCCCAACCCCCTGCAAAAGCAAGGTTATCGTCAGACCCACTGTCCTTTGATGTTTTTTTAGAATCATTTTGCATTCTCCTTACACCTTCTTTAACCTCTTCAGCACTAGCGATTGTAGTTCTTTCTGCAAGACCTCCTTTTGATCTGCGTTTTTCACCAGGCTCTCCTAAACTTAATTCAGGATTATACTGTTCAGCTAATCTTCTTTTTCTTCTTTTATCTTGTTCAGGTGTTAACATGTCGTATCCCTAGTTTAAATTGGTAAAGGTATAATTTTCTTAAACATTTCAGCAAGAAAATCACCTTTTGATTGAGCAGCACCTATCTTAGCCTGTAGCTCCGCAACATCTATATTATTATCTCCTGCCATCTTCTGAAGTATAATACTGTTAGCTCTGTCAGCGTTACCCTCTGATACTTGGAAAGCCATCGACAATATATCTCTTTCTCTTTGCCATATTGCATCAAGGTTAGTAGCTGTTAAAGCATTTATAGTTTGAGCAAAAGCCATGTTGCTTTCATTTTGAGTGGCGTTGTTGATAGTTGCTACATTCTGTCTCCACTGAGCATTAGCCTGTGCTATCACTAAACCATTCTGTGCGTTAAATAAATCACGTTGCTGTTGTAACCCAGAGTTAAACTCACGTAAAGAATTAACACTGTTTACGTTAAACTGATTCATAGCATTCTGCTGTGTAGCATTAAACTGTGATGTTTGATTAGACAGACTAGCAAAGAATTGATTTACTTGATTTTCGTTAGCTGCGTTAAACTGTGCTGTAGCATTTTCTGCAGCAGCATCAGTAAACAAAGCCTGTATGTTTTGCTGAGATTTAAACATTTCTGTCTGTTGTCTGTTAGACAAGTTAGCTAAATCCATCTGCAAAAAGTTCTGAGCATTTTGTACAGCAGTCTGTTGTCTGTTTGACAGGTTAGCCATATCAAGGTTAGCTAGTGCTGCAGCCTCTGCCATAACCATAGCTTGTGAGTTAGATAGATTAGCCAACTCCATAGTGTTTGCTGCACGAGCATCCTCTAGAGCTATCTGCTGTTCAGCAGTAAAGTTCATGTTAGCTATGTCAGAAATCTTAGAGGCGTTAATCACACGAGATTGAAACTCTTGATCAAACTCTTGACCTATAAACTTAGCACGTTGCTCTGCAGCAAGCATTGCACGTTGCTGTCTGTTGGACAAGTTCTGTGATTCAAAACTTGCTTGAGTTTGAGCATCCATCTGAGCAATGGGTAGTGCAGCTTCCATAGCAGCTTGTATGATAGCCTGTCCTGCGGTACTAGATGCACCTAGTCCACGAGCAGCCAGTTTAGCCATAGCTTGTCTCATTGATCCTGCAGCCCAAGGAGGTGTATTACCACCCTCAAACTGGTTCATGAGTCCTTCTAACTGACCTGCAACAGTAGCTTGTTTAGAGGGTGTAGCTTCTGCAGCTTGTATTGCTTCAGTAAATGCAGCAGCTTTAGTAGCATCAGCAGCACCTGATACTAATTCACCTTCCTGTATTTCTCTAGCATCAGGTGCATCTACTTTTATAGCTTCCCCTTGTGCAGCTTCTAAATCTGAAACAGAACTTGTTTCTTGTTGAGCAGCCGTTATTATATTTGAGACCTCACCCTGGGCTGCTGTAAGTTTATCTGTCTCAGCCTGTACCCCAGGAGACACAGCAGTAACATCAGCAGTAGCAGTACCCATAGTTGTAGGCATCTCTGCTTGTGCTACCTCCCCTACAGTAGCAGCTTCAGCCATAGGAGCAATAGGTGTAGTCATACCTGCATCTACTGGTATAAACTCTTCAGCACCAGGAGTTATCATACTTGTGGGTGCTTGTATGGGTTGCATAGTTTGACCAACTAAATTAGCACTCTGTTCAGCTAGAGGATTTGCAGGTGGAGTAGTAGTAGTATCTGCAGGTGGAGTAGTAGTAGTAGTAGTAGCATCTGGTACTGACGTACCTTCTGCAGCACCCATACGCATACCACTCATGTTCATCATAGCTTGTCGGTACTTACCCATACGTGCAGCAGCAGAAGGGTTAGCTTGTAAGAAGTTATCAAGCTGTTGAGGAGGACCGTCAAACCCTAAAAACTTTTTAGCTAGTGTAACGTCTCCACCTTCAAACATTGCTATGTCAGGGTTTCTTGGCAATTGAACTTGCACATTAGGATCACCTTGAGATCCAAATGTAGGGGTAGTAGTTCCAGTCACATCAGTACCTTCTTTTTTAGTTCCTTCTTTGTAAAACCCTGGTGGTACGTATGTAGTGGGTTTACCATTAAACTCAGTAATAGGAATACGTTGTCCTAAGTCATTTACGTAATAAACTGTTTGATAACCAGTAGTTATTGTTTGCCCTGTTCCTGGTTGAGTTGTAACTAAAGTTTGAGGAACCGCACCTGCAGTACCTGCATAGTGTGTTTTGTATGTTACTTGTTGAGGTACAGCAGATAGACCTCCTGTCTGTGTTGGTGTAGAGAATGTTCCTGTTGAAGGGTCTACTTGTCCTGCAGGTGTTCCTGTTGAAGGGTCTACTTGTCCTGCAGGTGTTCCTGTTGAAGTAGGTACATCTTGATAGGTAATAGGTCCAACATCTTGTACAACAGTTTGAGGCATATTGGGATCAATAGGAGCAACTTCTCCTGGCCCTAACTCTAGGACATCTGTGGAAGGAGCTGAGGGTACAAAAGGATCACGAGGCATCTCTGTATCAGGGACACTTGATGTATCTTGTCGAACAGAATCTCCTACTGCTGTATCATCAGTAATACTAGTATCTGTTAAATTATCTATATAAGGATTTATAGGTTTTGTAACATCATCATCTACATCATTATCTACATCAGGTGTTCTTGAATCTAGTGTTGCTTTTAAATCCTCAAAAGCTCCAAGAACTCTGTTTACATTAGTATTTCTTTTACCTCTTTTTCTAGGCGGTTTAGCTATTCTTTCAACAGTTCCATCAGCACTTATCTTTTCAATAAAGCTAGAGTTTTTACCTGCTACAGCTACGTACTGATTACCCTCTTCATCCGTAAAACTATCATAAACAGCATAGCCTTTTCTAGAAGAGGTAGTACCCCCTGTAGCTGTATCAGGAGAACCACTACCAAGAGTTCTATTATAATCTGTGTTAGTACCATACAACATAGGAGAATTTTTACTAGCACCACTATAGTTACCAGTAGTAACGCCTTGTAGAGCATTAAACTTTTTCTGTATTGCCTTGGCTTGATTAATTACATCTCGCCTATCCCTAGGATCTACATTAGCAGTTACAGCAGAAAAATCTCCAGACTGAGCAGCCTCTAGTAGAGCCTTGTCTCTTTCTGTTTGACGTGCCTTATCTCGTGCATCAGCCCTATCATAGTTACGTGTAACACCATATACGTCTGTGACTTCTACCATACCTTATTCCTTACTTACCCATTGTCATCCACACTGCACCTGCAATAAATGTTAGCAATGCGACAGTGGTTAATTTAACTACAGTTGACCAGATAGATCTACGAGTATCTCTCCAAGCCTCCAGTAAACTTCTCATTTCTGTAATGTCTCTTTGTGCATCATCATCAAGTAAACCAATAGAACGCAATGCCTCTTTAGCACCACGCCTAGCTGCACGATCTAGCATACCTTCTACTTCTTCTGGAGATAATTTAATATCACTCATAGTTAAACTCATTTACCTTTAAATGTCAAGTTTTTACTAATAACTCAGTTGCTGAAATAGCAGTCCCTGCCAGTACACTTGGACTATCTGCTGTTGTGCCTATCGTTCCGTCTGTCTGTACAAAGTATTGTTGCCCTGCGGTAAGACCGATCTGGTTATCTGACACAGAGCCTATGATGTCCATTGAGGCATTGCCGCCATCTGCTATTTCGCTTCTAGTAGTTGCTATAGTGTTTGTAGTACCAACGGCAGCTTTTCCATGACTAGAGTTGGTGCTATCTCTGAAAGATATAACAACCCTTTCATTACCAGAATCGTAAGCTAATCCTATTTCTTGACCACGCCCACTATGAAAAGAAGTCTCAGAATCAAAAGTAATTGAAGTACCACTTACTTTTCCAGAAATCATATAACTATTTGCGAAACTATCTGCTGCATCCCTATATGCCGTTACAACCTTTTGTGCGCTAGAGTCATATACTGCTGATCTTTGTGTATCGGTGTTTGCTTCGTTAAATACAACTTCCGTTCCAAACGAAATAGAAGTGCCACTAACAGTTCCTACAATGGCTGTTCCATAGTCACTATTACCACCGTCTCTATAAAATATTACAACTTTTTGTGAGCTAGGATCATAAACAGGTTTGTTGTCTTCAGAAGTGCCTTGATTATATACAACAGGTGTACCAAAACTAATTGAAGTACCAGAAACAGTTCCAACTACAGCCGTACCGTAGAAACTGTTAGTGGTATCTCTACAAGCAATAACCACTTTTTGAGCATTTTCATCATACGTAGCTCCTATATAATCTTGAAAGTTGTTACTACTAAATTGTGTAGCAGAGCCAAAACTAATTGAAGTACCACTAACAGTTCCTACCTTGGCTGTGCCTTTACCAGAATCTGCGGAATCAGCATAAATAACTACAATTTTCTGGGCGTCTGAATCATAAGTAACATCAGTCTCACTTGTGTTTGCAGTGTTAAAAACAGCCGCAGTCCCAAACGAAATAGAAGTACCACTAACCGTTCCAACTATTGCTGTTCCATAGTCACTATTATCACCATCCCTATATACTATAACCACTTTTTGAGCATTGGAGTCATACACTATTCTCGTATATTGAGTATTAGCATTTTCAAAATTAATCTCTGAACCAAACGTTATTGAGTTGTCTGAAGGATCTACTGTGCCAACAACACAATTTCCTTTGTTAGAGTTGCCACCGTCTCTATATGCTATTACAACTTTTTGTGCGTTAGAATCATAAGCTGCTGTTGTATATCTAGTTGATGCACTATTAAAAGCAACACTTGTCCCAACGCTTGGAGCATTTCCTGTTTGAAAAGCAGTTCCTCTTGACATACCAATGTAGTTTTCTGAGGTGAGGCTAGTTGCTGTATACGTTGCATCAAAAACAATAAGCGCAACATTCGTATTCCCAGAGTCAGGATCTCTGTAACCAAGAACAACTTTCTTTTGATCTGGATCGTAAGTCGCTGCGTTATAAAACCAAGTAGGTACACCACTTGAAAACTGTGCAGCAGTATCAAAAGTAATACTGTCAGCACTTAAAGCGCCAGAAGCTACTGTGCCAAATTTATATTCACCGCCATCACTAGCATCTCTGTATGCAACAAATACTTTTTTAGCTTCTTCGTGATAAGCAGCATTACTATAATAAGTTGCAGCAGTATTATGAACAGTTTCTCCACTAACAGTTGTAGTTGTACCTGACACAGTAGCTGTAACGTAACTCCCATAGTTTGAGTTGGTCTGATCTGTATAAAATATTACAAATTTTTGAGCATTTTTATCGTAAATAGCAGACGTGTGTTGAGTACTAGCATTATTAAATATAACTGTTTGATTCATAGTAACAGTAGTGCCACTAACTGTAACAGCGCCAACATAACCATAATTACTCGAACCTTCAAAAGAAAGAATAAGTTTATCATTATCAGAGTCATAAGCAAAACTAGGCCACTCCATATTATTGCCTGTAAGAGTTGCGACTGAACCAAAACTAATTGAAGTTCCACTAACAGTTCCTGCAATAAGTTTTGAAGCACTTGCTTCATAGGCAATTACAATACTTTGCTGAACTGGATGGTAAAAAGTAGCAGTGTAACCTGTAATAGAAGCTGAAAACTCTACTTCAGTTCCAAAGCTTATAGATGTACCACTTACTGTACCTACAATAGCCTTTCCTTTATTACTATCCCCTGCATCTTGATAGGCTATTACAATTTTACCGTTTGATTCGTCATAGGCACAAGAAGAATAGTAAGTTGTACCTGCATTAAATGCAACAGGTGTACCTAAACTTATAGAATTATCTGAGCCATTTACTGTACCAACAACAGCCGTACCATAACTACTATTACCTAGGTCAGTATATACAAAAACTACTTTGTCATTTGCAGTGTCATAAGCTCGACCTGATATTTGATATGAGTTATTAGAAGTTATTGCTACTTTCGTACCTGCTGCTTGAGTTCCGCTACTCTGTGAAATTACAGACACAGTCCCATCGGCATTAATAATAACAGGTTTACCACTTGCTAATGCGCCACTAGCTACTGCTTTAAACTCACCACTTTCTTCAGCACCTATACGTTTTAGCATAGTTACCCTTTCACTATTAATTGTGTTGCTGACACAGCCGTTCCTGCAAAGACGCTAGGATCATCAGCCGTTGTGCCTAATGTACCATCATTCTGAACGTAGTAGCTTTGCCCTGCCGTTAGCCCAGATAGGTTGTCAGCTATTGCACCTTGTGTATCTATGATAGCCTTTGCTGTGTCTGCTACACCACTACGAGCTATGCCAATATAGTTTTCTGAAGTAAGATTTTCATCAGTATAACCTACTGTGACTAGCGTAGCAGTACCCTTACCAATATTACCGTTATCTTTATAACCAATAAATATAACACCCTCGTCAGCTACATCAGCCACACCAAAATCAAGAGAAGTGGCAGCTTCAAAAACAGTTTCTGAATCAAAACTTATAGAAGTGCCAGAAATAGTTGAAGTTATAAAAGTTCCATGACTTGAGTTACCACCATCACGATATACAACTAGGATTTTACCAGAAGTAGAGTCATATACCGCATTAATATTGTAGGATGCGCCTTCATTAAACACAACTTTTGAACCGAAAGTTAGAGAACCACTTCCAGTATTAGTGACTACTATTCCAGAGCCATAGTTAGAATTACCACTATCACGAAAAAATATTGCAGTTTTTTGATTGACAGGGTCATGGGCCATACCCTGATTAGTGTGTACTGAACCAGACTCCCATTCTCCCTCACCACTAAAACTGATAGAAGTATCTGAAACAGTCCCTCTACTTGCTCTTCCATCCTGTGAAGCATCTCTCCACGAAAGTAAGATTTGACTGTTTGTACTATCAAAACAACTTGCTAAGTAAGAGGGACTAGTTTCTGATTTTACTGTTACAGCAGTACCAAAGGATATACTTGTCCCACTTATTGTACCTACTCTAGCTCTCGTGGCTGATGATGTCTGCCAAGCTATTACTGTTTTGTTATTAGTAGAATCTTGAATAACATTTATGTAAAATGAAGAAGTAGTTTCAACAACCTGTGGTGTACCAAAGCTAATAGAAGTACCTGACACAGTACCAACAATAGCGGTACAATAATTAGAGTTACCACCGTCTCTATATGCTATAACAACTTTACCTGTATTGGCATCAAAGTCACATGCAACATAATCAACACTTGCTTGTTCAAATACAGCCGCTGACCCAAAGGTAATACTACCTGAAGAAACTGTTCCAACAATAGCAGTTCCATAATTACTATTGTCTTCATCATCATAAGCTACAACCACTTTGTCGTTAGTAGTATCGTAACATGCAGCATGTGAAGAAGTATTACCACTTTCATACACAACAGGAGTAGTAAATGACTGTGTTACTGTATTTGAAGATACAGTAGAGACAGTTCCATTTGCATTTACAATAACAGGTTTACCATTCGTTAAAGCACCACTAGCTACAGCGTGCTCCTGTCTTGGTAAATTCTGATCGTTGCCTATAACACGCAGCATTATTATTATTACTCTCCGTCATCCTCTGAAGGTTCTACCCAATCAGGGTTAGCTGTCCAAGTTGTACCGTCAAAGGTATACTTGTTGCCTATCCAATCTTCAGGTGCATTGGTTACATTTTCATAAATTGTGGTGTCTTGGCTTGAGTGACAAGCAACTATAAAGGCAGGGTTGCTTGCGTCTGGGTTTCCAACCGTAATTTCTGTAGTAGTTGATACTATTTCAACATTATCTTCTAACAAAAATTTACTTAATTTAGTTGATGTTTCTACGATAGTTTTCATTCTTTAACCTTTCACTATTAATTCCGTAGCTGATATAGCAGTCCCTGCTGTTACTGAGGGATCGTCTGCTGTTAATCCTAGTGTGCCATCCGTTTGCACAAAATATGTTTGCCCTGCTGTAAGGCTGCTTTGGTTTCTGTCAATTGTGTTTGTTGTGTTTATTGCTGCGTTATCGGTGTCTGCAAATGCACCATCTGAAAAACCTATGAAGTTTTCTGAGGTGAGGTTAGGTGCAGCATAAGAATTTCTTAAAACATTAGCCGTTCCATGATTTGAATTACTGCTATCACCATAAGTAATAACATTTCGTAATTTATTACTATCAAATACAACAGAAGGATGATCGCCTGTTACCGCACTATCACTTATTGCAATAGAACTACTTAAAGTAATTGAAGTTCCCGACACAGTTCCTAAAAAAGCAAGTACTTTTTGTGGGGAACTTTCATCATTTAAAACAAAAACAGTTTTATTTGCAGAAGTATCAAAAGTAGAGCTAAACTGCTCAAAATTCATTTTTGTTGATGTATCTGTATTACTTCCAAAACTAATACTTGTGCCTGAAATTGTTCCAACAACTGCCCCGAATACTTTATTAGTACCACTAACTACTTTCTTATAACCAATAATTACTTTATCACTATCTGTATCATAAGAACTTGTAGTTCCCTCACAACTAGAAGATAAAAATGTAGCCTCTGAGCCATAAGAAATAGACGTTCCAGAAACTGTACCAACAATGGCTTTCCCATAATTAGAAGCACCTTCATCCCTGTAAGCAAAAACGACTTTGGAAGCATCAGGACTAAAACAACAACTTATGTTACCAGAGTATGCAGTATTAAAAACGACTGATGTGCCAAAACTTATTGATGTTCCTGATACTGTACCAACTATAGCTCGACCATATTCTGACTGGGAATTACTCCTGAAACCAATCACTACTTTATTATTAGTGCTGTCAAAAGCAGCACATACATCAAATGATCTAGACGAGTGAAAGTTAACAGGAGTTCCAAAGCTTATAGAAGTACCTGACACAGTACCAACAACAGCTTTACCATCTGATGAACCTTGTTGATATGCAAAAACAACTTTATTGTTAGAACTATCAAAAACACCTGCTATCGGAAAATTTGCAGCAGTATCGGCTGTTTGAAAAACAACAGGACTACCAAAAGTAATTGTTGTATCATCAATGGTTCCAACTATTGCTGTACCATAGTTACTATTACCTTCATCTCTATAGGAAAGCACAACCTTATTGTTAGAACTATCAAAAACACCTGCCCCTGCTTCTGTAGTAGCACTTTCAAAAACTGTTGCAGATCCTACTGCTTGTGTTACATTAGTTCCTGTAGAGCTAACTACACTCACAGTCCCATCAGAGTTTACAATAACAGGAGTGCCGTCAGTCAAAGCACCAGAAGCGACTGCCCTGACCTGACCATCTTTAGCAATGTTACCGAAAGATTTCATTAAGCTACTTTCTATTAAGCGTCATCAATCTCTTCATATGAAAGAACAGCAGACAAGTCTCCTGCTGCACTTGCTTGTATTTTTAGTATGTCGCTTTCATTTAAGTATAATCCCATATTCTTATCAATAGGAAGTAGGGTACTTCCTGCTGCAACTGTAATACCTTTAGCTATGTAGTAGTCTACACTTGATCGTGTAATATATACATCTATATCAGCAGCATTAGTACCATCTATGTTAGCTATAATTAACGAATTAATTTTACATAATTTATCTGATGCACACGTTAATAAACTAACTGCGCTTGCAGCAACATCAGCATCTAGCACTGTTTTGGCTTGAATACTACTTACTGCGACTACATTTGGATTTGCCATTTAATAACTCCTTTATTATCCAAATACCATTGCCATAGCAATAGCTTTTCCTGTTGAGGCTACATCTTTTGTTAAAGCTACAGTGCCTGTATCATCAGGTAAAGTAATTGTCCTATCAGCAGTTGGGTCTGCCACTGTTAATGTAGTTTCAAATGAATTGTTAGTTGCACCCTCAAAGATTAAATCACCGCCAGCTGCAAGTTGCACATCACCGTAGTGAATAAATGGGCCAATAGTAGGTGCAGAAAAAGAAAAGGTAACCTCATTGTCAACATATACGTTTGCGCCTGACAGCACATCCGTATCAAGAGCATCGAAATCTATACGCCATATATCAAAGGTGTTTAAAGGTTGTATTCTAAAACCGCTTACTCCACTAGCATCATTGTTTAAATACAAACTTGGTGCGTTTGCTCCACTAGCTTCTACTTTTAATTGTCCGTTACTATCAATTAAAGCCACAGTACCACTAGCATCTGGTATAGTAATTGTTCTGTCTGCAGTTGGGTTAGTAAAAGTAACTGTAGTTTCGTTTGCGTCTGCACTGGAACCTTCTACAGTAAATCCTGAGTCATTAAGATGTAGCCCAGTTACGACAGGACTTGTAATAGTTTTGTTTGTTAGTGTTTTTGTAGTGCCTGAAAAGTATGTATCAAGTAAATCTACATCAAAGTAACCTATAGACGAACCAGACGTGTCATATACTGCAATACCATCATCTGCTGCAATTGCTGTGCTTGTGTCAATAGTAATTGCTGATACATCTGCTACAGCGTTAAGCTCTGCACCTGTAGCCGTAAGACCTGTAACGTTATTAGCTTGACCTGCTGTACTGTCTACGTAAGCTTTAATAGACTGTTGGGTTGCAAGTTTAGTTGCACTATTACTACTAAAGTCATCCTCATCTGCAATATCAGTAACTGACACTGTGCCATCTGATAAATTACCAAATTGTATAGTACCTGACGTAGTAATATTGCTTGAGCCATTATCTATAGCTCCAAAGCCACTTGTTATGCTACCACTGTTAAGAGCACCAACTGTTGTTACGTTACTAAGTGTATCTAATGCAGATTCAAAATAAGTCTCAAAGTCAGTAAGAGCTACTTGCTTCATAGTTCCTGCATCATTAACAACAACTCTGTCAGCATCAGCAAGTGTTGTGGAGGTAGCAGAGGTATCACCATCCATAACATTTATTTCAGTGGCAGTTGCAGTTACATTTGTTAAATCTGTAGGTGCAATACTTATATTAGCGGTACCGTCAAAAGATTGACCTGCAATTGTTCTAGCAGTTGCCAATGCAGTAGCAGTTGAAGAATTTCCTGTAAGAGCACCTTCTACATTAGCTACAAGAGTTCCTGTACTAATAGTAAGATCGCCAGTAGATGCACCTGTAAATGATCCTGTGCCTACAATAAATTTATCTGCAGACTCATCAAAACCAATAAATGCATTATCACTATCACCACGTTCAATAACAATACCTGCATCATTTGCAGGAGTACCTGTTGTACCTGTACCTAGTTCTATGAGAGCATCTTCAATTGTTGTGTTAGTTGTACTAATAGTTGTAGTAGAACCATTAACTGTTAAATCTCCTGTAACAGTTAAATTTTGACTCATAGTAACATTACCACTAGAAGCGATGGCTATTGCATCTGTATCACTAGAAGAACCTATGTTACCCCCATCACTAATAATAATATTACCACCAGTAATATTTCCTGTAGTGGTAATTGTGCTAGAGCCATTGTCAATAGTACCAAAACCAGATGTAATAGAGCCAGAGTTAAGAGCACCTGTAGTAACAAGGTTTGGCATCGCTGTAATTTCATCATCAAAATATGCAGCAAGATCTGTAACAGCAACTTGTACCATTGTACCATTATCATTTAGTACAACACGATCTGCATCTGCTACAGTTGTTGAGGTTGCTGAAGTATCTCCGTCTAGAATATTTATTTCAGCAGTAGTAGACGTTACACCGTCCATAATATTTAACTCTGCTGCACTGGCTGTTACTACAGTACCACCAAGAGCAAGACCATTTGTGCCATCATGAGAAGCTATATCAAAATTAAAAGAGCCATCAGCAAAAGTAGTGTTACCTGTAATAGTAATTGTACTACCATCTGCACTAATACTATCTAATGCAATATCACCTACATTAGTAATATTGTTATCTCCAAAAGACGTAGCAGGTAATACAGTGGTTCCTGTAGCTGTAAAGTTGGCAACAGTTGTTTGACCTGTAACATCTAACGTACCTGCTATTGCAGTGTTACCACTTGTGTCTGCCACAGTAAATTTATCGGTGTCCATAGTAAGACCACCATTAAGAGCAGTAGCACCTGTTACTGTAAGTGAGTTTAATGTAGCTAAACCAGAAGAACCTATTGTAGTAAAACTACCTGTAGAAGCACTGTTACCACCAATAGCTGCACCATCAATTGTACCACCATTAATATCTGCAGTATCAGCTACAAGACTGTCTATATTTCCTGTACCATCAACATATAAGTTACGCCACTCAGAGCCTACAGCACCAAGATCATGTGTATCATCAGCAGAAGGAATAAGAGGAGAAGCAACATCAGCAGTTACAGTAACAGTATCTGTAGCTGCATCACCAAGAGTAGTGTTTCCGTTTACAGTAAGATTACCAGTAATAGTTGCATTTTCATGTATCTGTACAGTATCTATATAACCTATACCGTCTACATATAAATCTTTAAACTCTGCTCCTGATGCACCAAGGTCTACATCATCGTCAGTTACAGGAACGATAGCACCATCCTGTATACGTAACTGCTCTACTGCAGCAGATGATACCTCACTGAAGAAACCAATACGATTGTTTGTTGTATCTATTACAACTTTGTTTAGCGCATCAGTGTCAGCTATGAGAGGTACATATGCACCTTCTGTAGAACTACCATCATGCTTGTGTCCACCTGAGAAAGCAAACGCATCTCGTATTGCATTGTATTCTGCGTTTACTGGTGCAGCTTTAATAACCGCATTAGCAATAATGTCTGCTGCTGATTGTCTTGAATAACCTGCCATTTTATAACCTGTCTCCTACTCCAAATGTAATCACTAGACCTTGTATACTGTGTGATGCACTGGAATCATTAGTAACGAATTTTAAAGATGCTGATTTACCAGATCCTGATATATTAGTGCGTTGTACTGGTGATGGATTACCATCAAATATTGCGGTACTGTTATACGTTGCTTCATTATAGTATGCTGCTGCACCTTCTGTTGTTAGATTAAAGTTTGTTGGGTTGAGCGTATCTACATCCTCATAATCATAAACAGCCGACATAATAATTGTGTTGTCACCTTCAGAACGTAAATAGGTAGCTATTGTATAAAATACTTTACGTTGTTCTGGGTCTTGCATGTGAAAGAAAGGAGTTTGAAATAAACTGAAAATGTCTGTACCATCAAAGTCATTACCCTGTTCTTGTCGATGAACCTTTCCTGAACTATCACCATGAATTACAAATTCGTTTTGCCCTATATAACCACTGTCTGCACAAGTAGCAACAAGCCCTAGCATTTGACCATACTCAAACTTCAATCCGTTAGGAGTTAACCTGTAACCACCTATAATACCCTGACTATCTGCACCTGCAAAAAAGTATCTAAACTGTGATTTTTGTCTTATTACTACAGCGTTAAGACCTTCAAGGTCTATATCAAACACAATGTCTGTAAAAATGGATTGTATGTCTTTTGATACAGTCTCAAGATTAACGTCACCAATTTTATCTGTACCTGATATTGGGCGCAAACCATCTTGTGATAAAAATAATAAGTCTCCACCGATTTCTATAACGCTGTCTGTAGCTAGACATCCTAAATTACTTGTTACGTCTTGAAGATCAAAAAGTGGAAATAAACCCCCTGAAGGGTTATGTACAAACTTTTTTATATTATTTGTACCAAAAACATAAAGAGCATCTCTAAAAGGTTTTATTGCTATAACAGGAAAACCTACATTTATAACTCCACCACCTGCATCAAGATCATATCTTGTTTCATCCTCAGGAGCACTAATATAAACATTATGATCTTCAGCAGGATCTCCTGCTAAAAATATAGAATTTTTAAATACAGCAGAGTATTTAGGATCTGTGGGAGCACTAGAGTGAGTTAGTTGTGTGTAGGTTGTGCCATCATAAGTTGCAGCAGGATTTATACCATCTGTTAATATTACTTTTGGAGCAGAAAAATTGTATCTTGTAAATCTAACTTTTGTTACACCAGACATTGTAGGTGAACCAGAAGTAGTTACTGCATCCCATGAACTTGTACTAGTATTCCATTTGTGTAAATAGTTATTACCACTAGAAGGTGTACGACAAGCTAGAATACCATCATTAATACCGTTAGCTACACAAACACCTAGTACACTTCCTGTGCCTGTAACTGTACCATAATCATTACTAAAACCATTTATTTTTCTGTAGCCACCAGTAACAGCAGGTTCATAGTTAATTAAAGATATGGCTGATCCAGGTTGTGTTTCACCTTGAGACAACACATCCCTACTAGTATTTAGTCCTCCTTGACAGAAAACTTTAAAGGAAGCTAGATTGTCAGCCATTACAGTACTCTACCCAACACCTGATTAGAAGAGTTAATTCTATCAACGACAGTTGATCTTACTCTGAGATGTTCATCTATAAGAACTCTTCGCATCATTTTTATACCATCTTCAAAATTTTGTTGATGCATCGCAGCACTCTGTTCATTAGATCTAAATCTCATCATGTACATCATAGAGCCATCAATAACTACATGATTAAATCTATCTGGGATAAGACAAGTGTCATTAAAAGAAGATAGATCAGTAGGAAACTTGTAGTACACATACTCTATCTCGTATGAGTTATCAGGAATAGGAGTAACCCCAAACTTTTCTTCGTTAGTTTGGTAAACGAGGGTAGGAGCAGATATACCTGTTGCATCTCCTGTATCATCAAAATGTCTATATCTTTGAATGTATTCATCATACGTTATAGACGGTAAGTGCATTGGGGTGTTATCAACAGATGTTAGCTTTTTAATGTAAAATGTTTGCCAGTCAGCACTAGAATAATCAGCAGGAAAAGAATACTGTCTTGTTCCTGCTGCTAACGTTTCTGTGTATGTTGTTTTAAGAAAAGGAAACTCTTGTCCTGTTTGTATTATATTTCTAATGGAGTTATTAATAGCATCTTTAGCAAGTGCTTGAACGTTACGTACTGTAGGAAACCCTTCACCTGCAGTATCTAGTGTAACTTCATTTAAACGTCTTAAAAGTTGATTTACGAGTGTTACATAAGTTGCCATAAAAAAATCCCTTAGATAAGGTTAAAGGGGCAAGTCGCCCTGCCCCTTAAAGTATTTATACTTGGTCACGAGACACTTCGGTTGCTCGTACTCGACCAGATATACCTGTGTCTACACAACCTGCGACAACACGAATGCGTCCAGATGTAACGTCTGCAGAAGCAGCAATCAATTTAACGTCAATTGTGTCTGTAGTTGTTACGTGCTGTGTAAATGTAGAGGCAGCACCTGTGCCAAGAACCATTGCTTGACCGTTAGTTCCTGATGCCAACCAACCAGTAGATGAAACGTCACCACCGTCAACAATGTCATCACCTGCGGCAAAGTCAATGTCAACAGTTGGAGATGTGCCATCAACAGCAGCTTCAACATAAGCACCTGCAAACATTACCATAGTGTCAGCAGGAATTTCTAGTAGTTGAAAGATGTCACCGTTAGCAGCAGTCCAACCTGCGGCAGTCATCTTATCAAAGTCAAGTACAGCCTCACGCATGTACATGCCATTTGATTGGAATCGTGATCGTGCTTCAGCAATACTGTCGGAGTTTACGCCAGTAGTTGCTTTTGCTGTCATATCATAAGTAGCCATAAGTCAATCTCCCTTTAAGCTGCGTTATATTTAGCAGTGACGATTGCTTCTGGACGTAGAATCTTGCGACCATATAGGTGCATTCCTCTAACAATGTCAGCAAAGCTATCTGGATCACGATATGTTTCAGTCTTACTGATCTGCTCTGCAGTTGCTACTGCTGAGTCATGACCTGCAACAATAACACCAAAGTTACTGTTTTGGTTTGCAGAGCCTGTAGTTCCTGGGCCTGTTCCTACTGCAGGAAGGTTTGAAGAACTATAGATTCTGAAGCCATGTAGGTTGTTCAGTACTAGACCGTTACGTAGAGCACCAGACTGTCCATAGTCAGAATTTAACAGACGTGAATCTTCGTCAGCTAATATTTCCATGAACACAGGGTCTACAACGAGCCATCTACCTTGTGTATCAACTTGCTGTTGATCCAACAAACGAGCCATACGAGCTACGATCATTGCAGGAGAAACAGTTGCTGTTGGTAGTGCTGTTGCACCTGGTAGACGTGCTGCTACAGGAATTGAGTGATCTCCTGCAGAGCCAGTTGTGATGTTGCCAAATGAGTCCTTGCGGAGTTTCATTGATGTCAACAATTCGTCAGAACCTGCAGTTGAAACTGCTTTAGTTCCGTTTACTACGTCATTCACTGCACCTGCATTTGAGTGTAAAGCAGACTGTTTGTAACCTGATAGATAACCAAGAACTTCTTGGTCATGCTGATCAGCCAAACGATATGCTGCACGATCAGTTGCAAGCTGCATGAAATTCGCATGACTATGCGCTTCTTCTATATCGTCAATTTTAAAAGCGTAGTAGTTTGCTTTATCGACAACTAGAGAGAAGTCTTCGTCATCAAGGTCTTGTGCTGAAACCTGTGTACCCCTAGCATAGGCGTTCACAGAAATTTCTGGCTCCTTGATAATTTTCACTGTATCACCTTGGGCAGAAATCTCCCCAAAATAATCAGAGTTAGTGATGTCTCCTACGACAGTACTCTTGCGGAAAGCAAGTTGTACTTTCTTGGAGTAGATTACGGAACTAAAATTACCGTTAGGTAAATTACCGTAACCCGATGCGGTTTGAAAAGCCATAGTTAAATCCTCCATGATATTTGGCTTATGAAGAAAGCTTAAACATCTGAAAGAGGCTGTACGTTTTCTAGGGTGCAGTTAGTATTAGGTTGCGCTACCAAATACCACTGGGCCTATACTTGTCCAGGTAGTTCTTTGTAGTTTAGACTTTTAATGAAAAGTATCTTTGAAGGTAGTCCTTACGGAGGCTTCAAGTCAGATACTCGTAGTTATATAGATGACTTTAAATATGTCAACTAATTATCTTGCAGAACCCGAAACATCGTAAATAAACTTGCCTTTACGCATCGCTTCGTTTATTTTGTCCTGCATTTCCTCAAACTCCTTATTTGACATCTTGGCTACATCAGACTCTTTAATAGATCCCTGTACACCTTCTACATCAATAGAAGCACGAGTTCCTTTTGCAACAGTAGATGCTGCAGCTTTCTTAGATTGTTTCTTAGCTGCAACGGTCATACCGTTGTCAATCTTGTATAGATCAATCACACGAATAACTGAGCCAGGATCATCCATGTTTTCGTAGAGTGCATCCTTAACCCATTTAGGTTGGTCATTTGCCCAGTCGTGAAACTGATCTGATTCTCTTAATTCGTCAAAGTCTTCATGAGACTTACGAATAGCGTTTTCTGCTTTTACTCTTTCTGCTTCAAGGTGAGCTTCGTCTAACTCTTGTAGACGTGACTCAGCTTTACTGAACATCTCTTGAGCTTTTTTAGCTGCTATGGTTTCTACAATACCTGCAACGTCTGGATACTTCCTTGACCAAGCATCTATGTCTTCATCAGACTTAGGAGGAATAATACCTTCACGTTCACTTCTGGCTTGTAGAGCTTCAAACTTTTCGTTCCACTCTTTCTCTTTGTCTTGCATATGTCTACGCAAGTCACCATAACGTTTCTTAAAAGATTTCTCTTCAGCACTCAGGCTACTATCGTTTTCCTGTGCTTCGGTTTCCTCTTCGGTTTCTTCTTGTTTGGAATCGTCTGTTGCTTGTACTTCGGTGTTCTCAGTATCTTCGCCACTGGATTCACTCTCAGTAACTTCTTCACCACGAGCCTCTGCTTCTAGTCGGGCAATCTCTGCCTCTTCTTCTTCCATACGTTTTTGTTTTCTAGAGTGGTTGTATCCACGATCTACATAACCTGCAGTCTTTGGTTTTTCCATTTCAGTTAATTCAGGCATTTAAAGTTCTCCTTTATGTTGGGGCCAGGAACCATTCCTGGGTAGCCTTATAGTTATTATTTACTTGTCGCCCTTTTTATTCATTAGTCCACCTTTATTAAACGGACCTGCTTTTTGTGTAGCACTTACAGCTTTTGCTCCCTTTCCTTTTACATCTTTGCTAATAGATTTAGCTTTTGTAACTGATTTCTTTCTTTTATCTCTACGTTTTTTTGCATCTATTCTAGTTTGTGCTTCTGCTTTTCTAACATCTAAAGATTTTCTTTTAGTATCAGTAGGAGGGGTAATTGAAACACCAGTTCCTGTTGGAGCAGGTCTAGGTGGTGGTGCACTTGTTGCTGCTATGGTATCTTGTATTCCTTTTGCACCTCTACCTTTAGGTCCAACTTTTTTAACAAACTTTTCAAAATCGTCTGTTCCTTCTTTAAATATCCTATTACCAAAAGGATCAGTAGAGTCCTCAAATAAAGCTACATCTATGTTATTTTCCACAATATCTTTTGCGAGTCTATCACCATTTATTAAACCTTTTGGCATGTAACCCAGTTTAGAGTCTTTAATAAATTGTTGGTACTGGCTTTTTAATCTAGCTACTTCTTCTGGATCACCACCATTATTTTCTAAAATAATAATGTTAGCAGCAGCTTGAGCAGCAGTAGTACCATTCATAAATGCCCCTATAACACTACCCACTGGAGATTTCTTTAACATATCAGATGTCTGTGATCCTAGATTACCCATATCAGTGTAGTCAAAATCTTTCATCCACTTGTTAGGATCTGTTTCTACTGGTGGTCTTGAACTACCTCCACCACCTCCTCCTGTAACAGAAGTAGTTGTTACAGCCTTTGTTTCTGAGTATCCTAACTCTTTTAGTCGAGCTACTTCTGCAGCATCTGCTTCACTGAGAGGCATGTTAAATGTTCTTATCTCTCCGTTAGGACCATAGAGAGTCAGGACTTCAGGGACATTAGGATTATCTGCAACTGGCGGTTGTTGTTGTGGCTGACCACCCATAAAGCTAAATCCAAGACCATACTGCATAGGATTAAAAGTATTTTGTGCGTAAGAGGGAGCATCAGGTTGAGAAGAAACAGGGGTTGAAACAACTGGATTACCTGCTTGATAACCTTGAACTTGACCACCACCTGAATATCCAATGGTGTTTCCTATAGCCTGTGGCGCAGGTTGGCTATACATTTGTTGTTGCTGTAGGTAAGGGTTTTGTATAGTACCACCTTCAGCCATACCCATTACTTCTCTGATAGCAGCCATTTCTTGCTCAGATAGTTCCTGATCATTTACAGGACCACCTTCAGGTACAGGCTCTCCACCTATGCGTCCATTGGCTTCCATCTCAGCTAACCCACGTTTAGCTTGATCTCTTAGATCTTCAAAGAACTTGACACCGTAGTATCTTACAACATCAGCAGGAACAACATACTCACCCTCAGAGAGTTGTGCAGGAATATCATCTCGTACTTCCTCTGCAAGAGAGCCAGGTGGTACTTCGTTTCCTGATACTGGGTCTACGTCCAGACCATCATCTGCTATTCCACCCTCTTGCATGAATGCCATTTCCATTTGATCGTCCATTACTGCACCGCCTTTATTAAAAGGCAAAACATCTGGGTCTGTCTTCTTTGCGTTTTTTGCTAAGACCAAATGCCCTACCTGAATTACTTCATCTGCTTCTAGGATTGCTTGTCCAGTCTCTCTGTCATAAAAGAAACCTCTTTTTATTGGGTCATACCCTACTTGTGTCCACTCATCACTATCAAAAACTTCTTTTGCCATGTCGAAAATTTCATTATCAGTACCTTCAACATACTCACCTGTCATAACAGCAAATGGACTCTTTTCTCTACCTTCAGCAACTCCTTGTGCTTTTCTTACAGGACCAGAATCAGGCTGTATAAATTTTACATTTTGTATTCTTACAGCAGCTTTATACTTTTCTTTTCCATCATGTCTAATTGTTGGAACCCATACATCATAGTCAGTATAAGCAGGTATATTTAATCTTACATCAACAATATCTTTTTCTGGTATAACATCATTTAAACCTATAATAGGGCTTGTTCTTTGTCGGCTGTTAAGAGCACTAACAATTTCTTTATTGGTAGCAGGTTTAGGAACTTTATTTACTTTACGTATTGGTCTTAATTCGTCAGCTAGTTTTCGATATGTATCTCTTACAACATTAGAAATACCAGAAGCAACTCTACCCCCAACACCCTGTTCAAACTTTTGTGCTATGCCTAAACGTTTTGCTTGAGCTTGTAATTCAGGATTTCTACCTTTTAGAGAATCTCTAAATTCTTTAGGTGTCTCATTCTTACTACGCCAAGCATCAATAGCTTCGTCTGTAAGACCTGCTGCCTCTATAGTGGGAACACCTTCTTTAATGGTAGGTTTTTTCCTGATAGCTCCTGTACCAAATGCTGACATTGCTGTAGGATCTATCTCGTATTGTTTTACTTTATCAGCTAGAGCCTTGATACCTTTGGCTCCGTATTTACCTGCAACACCACCCATAAGAAGTAGACCACCTTCTATGGCAGCACTCTGACCTGCTTCTCTAAACTGATCTTTTATATACTCGTAGTCACGTTCCTGTTCAGGTTTCATGTACTCTTGTGCAACGTTTGCTATGTTCACACCTGAGTCATAGAATGGAACGACAAAGGATGCAGCCTTAGATATATCAGTTTCTAAATCTCCTGCTTCCTCTACAAACTTGTCAGCTTCCTGCTGTGCTCCTTCAGCAGTGTAACCAAACATCTCCATCTGTTCTGCCATACCACCTTCGTTGTATTGACCTGTACCAAAGTGTCTACTAGGAGTAAAAAGATATTCCACAAAACCCTTGAAGTCTTCTCCATACGGAGCAAGCTTTCTTTTTAACCTTTCCATAAAACTTTCATCAGGGTCATTGTAGTAATACTCAGAGGTAGGATCACTCTGAAGCCTATCCACCTCTGCCATTTCCTCATCAGTGAATCTTGGTTC